TTTTTTTGTAATGTATTTTTTTATCATAAAATGTCCTTTCTTTTCGATTGCTTGCCCGCATAGTTGAAAAGGTGTAGAATTTATGATAAACTATAGTTGTATTTTTTTATCATCTTTTCCATTGCTTGCTTGATGGAAAGTTGAACCCTCACACTCAAAGATGGCGGTCGGAGAGTGTGGGGATTTTTTTATTTTTCGGCTAGGTGCCATATTGTTAAATCTAGATAATATGTTAATTCTTTCTCACGAGAAACAACTCTCTCAGTTTCAATATTTAGGGTTTTATATGGTCCGCCTCTACCAGTAAGGATTGCATCGTATCGATAATTTGAATTAGTTATGTATGATGAAATTTGTGATGCAATCGTAGCTGGTAAGTATCCAACAAAGATATTATTCACTAAAACTTTGACAGCATTTTTATCGTGTGGATTTGAAGGTTCTGGTAATAGTTGAACGTCTACTGTTTTCAATTTATTGTATTTGTAAACTGGTTTATATGTTTCAAGCATATAAGATTTCAAAGATTTATTATCTTTCCCAAAATAATGGACACCCTTGGAAAGAAAATCAGCTGCAATCTCGGCTTCTTCTTTATGATAATTTGTTCCCATTAACAAGAAATTGTCATGAAAAACAATTGTATCAATCTGTGGACTGTAATTTTCAACTTTCTTCTTTTTCTCTCGATTTGCAGTTAGACGGCCAATAATGTAAGTTATAAAACCAGTAATAAACAAGAATAAGCCGAGAGGTGGAAATAAAAATAGGACAATTGCACCCAAGACCATTAGCACAATGCCAGCTTCTTTATGGTCTTTGGGAGTGTGTTGCTTTTTACCGTTAGATGACAAAATAGATTGTTGTTTTTTTGTGACTACTTTTTTCTTTCTCTTTTTAGAAGGTTTCAGCAAATCCGAAAGACCAAACGTTGTCTTATGATAGACCTTGTTATACATGGCTTTCTTGGGATTCTTTATCCATCCCACACCTTTCTTCCCATATCCAGGAATAATGGCTTTTTTAGCTTGTCTTTTCCATTTACTAGTAGTTCTAGCTTTTAGGCTTTTAGTTAGACTTGGTTTTCTCATTCCTATTTTCATAACTTTTTCCTTGTTTTTAGATTGTAGTATTTAAGTAATCAAAATCTGTAGGGACGTCAAGGCTCTTCAGAGCATCTTTATAGAGTCTTTTGTTATTCAGATTTTTTTGATAAGTGTTGTTGAATAATTAAGGCTACGTTGGCTTTTTCTTCCTCAGTCATAGGAGGTTCGTTTGGATCGTCTACCGAAAACTCGATAGCATGCCAATCATCATTGACTCTAATCCACTCTCTACGTCTATAACATTGACAATCTAGGTTGTGTTTAATCACTTCCATTGGTCTGCTTTCACTACTCATATTATCCCTCTCTATACAAATCCACGACCTCACCGATAATTCGGAAGTCTGTCTCTGGTGTGATTGGCATATCCTTGTACGATGGGTTTAGGCTATGTAGGTATGCCTGTTCTTTGTCAATGACAAGCTGCTTGATATAAGCATCTCCGTTGTAGTTGAATACTCCGATAACACCATCATTCAAGTCCACGCTGGTCTGAATGAATACCAGGTCGCCGTCGTGATAGTCAGGTTCCATGGAGTCCCCTTTGATTGGAATGACGAAGTCGGCATCGATATCTACTGGCAACTCAATCCGTTCCACTCGTACATCGTTCAAATACTGGCCTGTACCTGCAGAAGCTGGGTGGTCGTAGTAGTCGTAACTGTAGAGCTGAATGACTTCTGATACTTCGTTTTCCTTCGTTTCTTCTTCGTTTTTCTGCTCGTTCAGTTGCCTCTTTGCATAATTCAGGACTTTTACTTGTCTTGTAGGGTTTAGTTCATCGTAGATGGTTTGGATGGAGGAAGTGGGAGAAGAAGAGTCTTTTTGAATCGGAGGGAAAAGGTCATCAATCGAAATGTTAAAAGCATTCGCCAAGTCAAACATTGTATCCTTTTTAGGAGATCTAAAACCTTTCTCATAATTCCCGATAGCATTTTTACTTATCCCTATCTTAGTCCCTAATTCTTGTTGAGTCCAACCATTTTGAAGCCTATATTGCTTTATATTTTCGCCTATTACAATGGCAATTTCTTCTTTATTCATGATTGAGTCCTTTTTATTTTTCTATAAGTAAAGTATAACACAAAACCCACGAAAAGAAAACTTTTTTTGCTTTTTCGTAAAAAAATTGTTGACAGCCCACGAAACGTGTGCTATAATTAAATCAAGCTTAAGGAAATAACAAAAACAAACCGGAGGAAAACATCATGAACACATTAAACGAGAAAGCAATCAACATCTTCAAAGCAGTGGTTGCAGAAACCTTGCTTCAAAACACATACGAGGAACGTTTCCTCTATGGTCAGCTTGAATCATTCTGGAACAACTGCCGTCAGTTTGCTTTCGGATGGACAGAGTTGGCAGAAGAGATCGAACGCCAAGAGCGTTACCTTCTTGATGCTGGTTTCACTCAAGACGAAATCGATGACATTCGCTTTGATGCATCATTCGCAGGAATGATGGACAAAATGAATGTAGCCTGATCGGTAGCACCAGGGTTCGACTCCCTGGCAGGCTGTTGCTCATAGAGCGAAAAAAAGAGAAAGGAGTGGGGATATGAACGAAGAAGAAACAGTAGAATTATTGGAATTCTTAGTGACAGATTATGGGCGTGGGTACCTAGCTGGATTAGTTAACGGGATTTCAATAATTTTGAAAATTTTAAAAAAAGCAGAGTAAGATCTCCGCTTTCATCAGATTATTTTGATAGCTTATCTACAGCCTTTTGAAGTTCTGTGATTCCTTTAACTGCTTGAGTAAGTTTATTGACATCGAGTTCACCTGTGAAAAATTTTGAAGTGATATCTACTTGCTGGCTTTGTTTTAAGGCATCCAGTTTTAATTCATGCTCTTTTTCAAGTCTCTGTAATTCGCTTTCAGATTGTGCCTTTAATTCTCTTATTTTTGAATCGGTTTGATATTTATTTGCGAGATAAACAAGAAACGCAGGAACGCATGAAGTTAAAAAAGTTATCAAAATTTGATTAGTGTCCATAGAACCATCTCCTTTCTATTGAAATTTTGACTAAAACGGTGAGAGGTCTCAGTCAATAATGATTATAACATAGATAACAGAGAAGCACAACATATTGTTAATTAAATATATTTGTTTAACAACATATAGTGTCTGAGGTGTAAAAATGTGGGAACAATTAAACAGAATAATGCAGGAAAGAAATTTGAATGGTTATCAATTATCTAAGATGTCTGGAGTCAACCGTAGTTTCTTTTCTGATTTGAAAAGCGGAAAGGTGAAATACCTTTCTTGGCCGAACATATGCAAAATTGCTGATGCGTTGGAAATCAGCATAGATGAATTAAGATAAGGAGGTAGGAACGTGCAAATTTATTTGTATCAACTAAGAAAAGAAAAAGGCATTACACAGAAAGAATTAGCTCAAAAACTTGGAATTTCTGAAACGGCATATCGTCAGAAAGAGAAGGGACAGAGCGCTTTTAAATCAGACGAAATGTTTATTATCGCCGATATTCTAGAAAAAGATATTGGCGAAATTTTTTCAGACCCAAGACCACGAAACGTGGTTGTTTAAAAACAAAAAAGCACCTGACAGCAATCAGGCGCATACTTAAATAATCAAAACCATTATATCACAAAAATGCTTGCCCGCATAGTTGAGAGGATGTAGAAAATGGAAGGTATAACGTTACAATTACGATTGGACGGCGAAAGTGCTGAATTGTTCACGAATCAATTATTGGCCTTTGCTGAAGAGCAGGTCAAGGAGCAGTTAGAGAATGATCGCATGCCAATCAATCAACAGGCTTTGATGAAGAAGTTCGGCTTTACTCATGCCTATATTAAGAAGTTAGAACGTAAAGGATTAAGATTTCGTAAGCAAGGGAAAGATATTATGTACGATGTCAATGATGTTTACGAGATTTTAGAGTTAGAAAAACAAGTACGAAAATTAAGAGCGTAAGGAGAACAAAATGACAGAACCAACCTTATCAAGCCAATTGCTTGGCTTAGTGGCAATCTTTATCGTGGTATTCATCCTGTTGCTACTGACTGATAAAAATGAAAAATCGGATGAACAAAATGTAGTAGTCATCATTGAAAAAACAGAAGATTTCGGAGAAGTTGCCCGAAGAAACTTGAAAAATAGCGATAGAAGATTTACCTATGACACTCAGCCGCCTGTCGGACTTCCTTCATCGATTGAGGATGTACCACAAGTTTTTAGAGCATGCATCGAAGATTATGACAGACTGGCTAGCGACTATCAGGAAGAAGCAAGAAAAAATGATCTTCTAAGAAGTCAAAATTCAAAACTCTTGGAAGAAAATGGGCGTTTGCTCTACAAAGAAATGACCATGGATTTTCGGAAAAATCCAAGAAAATGGAGGGCAAAGACATGAGTGTTAGTCGCAGTATGAATGAGTTAGAAATTCGTGTATTAAACATGATTATCAATTGTGCGACCTTCGACTTGCCAATTCAAGCCAGTGAAATTCGCTTAGAGACTGGTCTCTCAAAGCGTAAGGTAGAAGAAGTCATCGAAAGCCTTCGTGTTAATTTTGGTCATCCTATCGTAGCTAAAAAGATGAAGCCGAACGGCTATTACTTGCCACGAAGTGAGGAGGAGCGACAAGCTGGTCTTGCTCCCTACCGCAGACAAATTTTGACTGAGCAAAAGAATCTTGCTGCAGTGATGAATGTGGATCTAGAAAAATATTGGGAGGATAGCGCATGAGTGAAGATTTTAGGATACTACCTCATGATCTAGTCGCAGAGCAGTCGGTTCTGGGTGCAGTCTTTATTTCACCAGAAACAATGACATCGCTGGCAGACGAATTGACTCCAGAGGATTTCTACAAGCCTGCTAACAAGATTGTTTTTAAAACAATGTTGTCATTACTTGAAAAAGGTGATCCGATCGATGCTACGACAATGGTTTCTGCTCTTACTAATCAAGGGAAGATTAAAGAAATTGGTGGTTTAAACTATGTTGTCGAGTTGGTAAATTCAACACCAACTTCCAAAAATGTGGAGCATTATGCCAAACTCGTTAAAGAAAAGGCTATGCTTCGAAAGGTAATCTCTGACTTGTCAGAGTCTCTTTCTAGCGCATATCAAGGAGATGTATCGATTGGTGACATCATTGCTAAAACTGAAAAGTCTATGCTGGATATCAGTAATCAAAATACAGGGACAGG